CTCGAATTTCTTTATTAATTATTGAAGAATTAGTCAAGCCGCAGCCCCTCGTTAATTAATTTACTTTTGATAATAGACATTGCCATCCTTTATGTAAGGTTTTTTACGTTCAACATCCAAGTCTAGATCAGCGACAGCGGTGTATTTAAAGAGCGGGAATTTAGCTTCAAAAAAGTCGTGGCTAACTCCCATTTTACCGGTGACAAATGAATAACTCACATCGTCCTTCCATAAATATATATCATTTATGGCAGGCAAGCAAGCCAAACATTGTCTGTGATCTAACCTGTGTATGATTTCAGTTAATTGGCCTCTGGCTACTATATGGGCAACTTTAGGTACGTTAGGGCTAAGACGGGCGATATTCCGCATCATCTCTTTACATAACCTATGAGCAACCATATTAGGACCTGCGTCCATAAGTAAGCCAAAAGCTTTAACATAAGCGCCCAAGTAAGGATCTTGATCTCTCATATCATCCCTACCTGGTTTACCCTTAAAGGCGTAAGCATCAGTAGCAAGTCTCGTAGCGTAAGCATCAGTTTTTCTCCAAGGTAATATCCATGCATATTTAGTATCGTCTGGGTGTAGTGGGTTCATCTCATAATCATATTTGACAAAATATCTCTGGAGCATGTGAACTCCACTAGAGACTATCTCATCGTCTTTAATAAGCGTAAAGAATTTATTTATATGAGCTCTTCTAGTCTTATTGGGTCTATCTGCAACATAAATTTTGGTCTCCCCTTTCTTAAGAGTAATGCCATAAACAGCAAGCTTTGCAGCAAGGAGATCCGGATATTTATTATCATCCAGACCGAACTGTTTAAGCCAAGTGCGAGGAAAGCGGGCGACTATATCATCACCATAGACAGCAATGTGAAAATGCTCAAAAATTTCTTTAGGATGTACCACACCTAATAATAATTCAATAGCACCACAGTAAAGACCCACAACAATCATGAGGGAGTCAATATCTGAAGTGCCATGATAACCACTGGTCATAATACCCATGACGGCGTACCATGCTTCACCGAACCATTGCATGATTTTTACGTTAATAAACCCGGTCTCGAAAGAGAATAATTCATTGAAAGCGTCCATGACGGACGGGTCACTAGTGTCAACCCAAAAGTATCTCAGCATCAACATAAAAAATAAGGATGTCGGTTTAAATGAGACATCCTGACCACTGACATCAGCAGTCATATAAACATAAGTTGAGCGAGGATCTTTTACTTCTTTTCCTAATCTAATATGTGCGGGTAAATCATTAAATTCTCCTACTAGTAAATGGAACATCAACCATTGAGGTAATGATGACCATATGCTGCTTCCTATCATGACTCCCGGCCACCGTCTGAAACCCTGCATAAAGGGAATATTCATCATCTTAGAGATTTGATCGTGTAATTGACCAATCATTCCTATCAACCTAATCTTTCCCAATTCTGCATCAAATGATCTTACCTCCGGTTTAGCGGTGTAAGTATGAATTGGTATAGGGATCAAGTCTTCAGAACGACCAATGTAATTGTTTATCTCTGTTAGTATCTTCTCCAAAGCTCGCTGGGCAAAAGGCGCATTATTACGCTTATTGCGAGCTATTGGTATCATCCAGTGCTTAAAGCCAACACCGGCATTAGGATTGTATTTGAGATGATAAGGGGTCTCTGGTGAAACGGAAGGGAGCATAGTATTATTAGCTACATCAAATTTATATAGCAAAGCAGCCATAACGCATTTAAGCAAGTTAGGGTTGATGTTGAAAGTGCCATCAACCTTAGCCATCTTGTCTCGCAAGGCATATATGTTTTCAAGAGTAGGTACGGTGCTTACATAAGCTCCAGTAACGAAGTGCTCATACTGCGGACAAACCTCTGCAGCGGCCCTCCTCCCTGCCTCTCTAATAACCATATTAGGCTCTACGGCGACAAACATGCTAGATACGCTTTGTGTTTTTGTAGTAGAAGTGGTTAAAACGGTGATAGGAACAAATTTATCAGATGGGATAACGGATAGTGCGTTATCCAAATCAGAGCAACCATGAACGTCATAAACAGTGAGCCTGTGCACGAGCTGTCTAATGACATACAACATTTCCTCTTGCTTATTGCCAGGGGCCCTATAAGTGAATACAACGGTACCTTTTTCATACTTCTTAGAAGCATTAGTAAAAGTATCCTTGACAGTGACTACCCACTCAGCCTTCTCTGGATAATAATCAATACAGAAGTTGTTCATTTGATTCCAAAGTACCTTGTTCTTTTTACTAACCACCGACCTCAGTGGTTTAAAGAATAAACTAATTTCTCGATGGGGCGCAGCGCCACC